TACTTTCGTGCCATTATCAGCGCCGCTTGCTTTAAAATATCATTCTCCATTAATAACTGTTTATTTTCTTTACGAAGGCGAATCAACTCATTTTCTTCGTCAGTTCTGTTATCTTTAGCCTTAAAAGAACCTGTATTACCATAGTCATTTGTCCATTTCACTACTGTTGATTTAGCCAGTTGATATTCTCTAGCTATTTCTGCTGCTGGTTTACCATTTTGCCTTAATGCGACTATTTGCTTTTTAAAATCATCGGTGTAATTTTTTACTTTTCCTGCCATGATAGTTATCCTCCATTTTTCTCATTATATCATGACCGAATATGATTTGTATAATTTATTATAACCTATTCATAGCTCGCTGTTGAAGCCTCGAAGCTCGACCGTTTGGTTGCCGGTGAAAAAGCTGTGCAGGTTAAGAAAATGGTATCGGCTTGAATGGTAGTGGCGGCTGGTGCTTTCGCTGTAGCCTTCGTACCAAAGGCTCTCTATGGCTTCCATCGTTTTCGGTTTGCGTCGGTTTATTTTCTCGACCAGGAGGCTATCCATCTTTTTGCAGTAACTCATTCGTTCAGGTGCTATCTGCAAAGCCTTGTAAAAAAGGTCATTCTTACTGGCGATGATGTTCATGAAGTTCCTTATGCTCCTCGGTGTATGGTCCGAGCCGTTAAGGTGTATGTGAATTCCGCAAGAGTTGTTTGCAAATCCGCCAGCGTGACGAAGCTGTCTGACCAATTCCTGAAGTATTTCAATGTCCTCGCGGTAGGTTAATATGGGGCTTACCAGCTCAACGCTGTAATCGCGGGTGGCAGCTACCTTCTGGCGGCCTTGTTTCTTTTGGCAGGAGATGCTGCCGTCGCTCATAAACTTCCAAACCCGTCCGTCCGGGGCCGTTACCTTCTTGGTATCGTAATAATCGCCGGTGTGTGTAACCGTTCCGTTTAGGAAGTCGGCTGCAACCTTGGCCGCGTCGTTTCTTGTAATGCCTGTAAACTCAATCTCAATCCCGAATCTGCTTGTAAACATGTGGTTTTCCTCCTGAATGTGTATGTTTTGCGCTTTCCGCATGTACATATATCACTCTAAAAGGCTTATATAGCAAGCGAAATCCGAGAAATAAAACACATCAAATTATGGGTGTGTTTCTACGAAGCCATACCCTTACAACTTCCGCACCGCATCCTCTCCGTACACAACACCCAGAGAGGAACCGATATCCCATGAGCAGAAAATTGTACCTGTATCGTCCACGAAGTCCACGGTTCCTTGGTCGCCGGGCCTTAGTTTCGAATAAGGGTCGTTCATGTGTACCAATTCCACTCGTGTGCCAGATGGGTATTGCTTACGGAGGCGTTCCACCGTCTCCCTTGAAGGAAAGTTATTCATCAGTCGTTACCTCCTCAGCTTTAATCGGAGCGCCATTCTTAAAGGCGCTATTGCCTGATAGGTTCTTTAGCAGGATTTTACGTTCCATCTTGTATTCAGTGCCGACAAAACCAAGCCGGATGAGGAAACATCGAAAAGCATACTTCTCATTTTCCACTTGCTTTTCGGTAGCATTGACTCTTTGCTGTATTTTTGCCATCTCGCATAATGCAGTAACAAAATGCGTGTAGGCTTTGACCTCATCTGAAGTAAGCTCTCCTTGAAACCAAGGGAAGCTGATAGTTTCTTCACCTGTAATGATATGGGTGCAATCAATAGCGAGAGCCTTTTGGATTAGAGAGGATTTGCTTTCAACCAATCGCTTGAGGTTTTCAAGAGCCATATCGGTAAAAGCCGACCTTGGCATCTCGATGGTCAATCGGTTAGGTTCGAGCGTATCCTCTTGCTCGGGTTCCCCGTATGCAGGTGGCTCCTCGTTATCGTAGTAAGGGCTGACCCTGCCACCAAGAGCGGCTTCGTAAGGAATTTGAACATCCTCCGGCACAGGTTCTGCTTCCGGGAGTGGAGTGTCGTATTCTTCTGTAATAGCTTTGAAGTCGTGCAATCCCTGAAGGTCAGCAACCAGTCCGGGATTGTCATATCCTCTGAGTGTCCCATTCTTGTCAATGTGGTAGCCGCCTACCTCGTAAGCGAAGGTTGGTGCACCGAGGTATTTTGTCGGAGCATTTAATTCCTGGCTGATTGCTCCTACCAGTGATTTTCGTTGTGCGCCTGTAACATTATAATTAATCTGCATTTTTCATACCGCCTTTCTTTTTCGGTACTACATATATCACTCTGAGCGCTGTAAATAGCAAGTCGTTTCGAGCATATTTCTGTAGGGAAACTGTTTCGATTGATTGGCGGCGTTTTGTGTAGATGGAGTTTAGTCGTCAGCATTTATTTCCTGCAGATCACAATACTTATACTCCGTACCATCTCTCCATAGAAATACACTATCTGCGTTCCCGGCCTGCTCAATATACCTTTTTACAATCACGTCGCAGTACTTTTCATCCAGTTCAACAGTGTAGCAGATACGATCCGTCTGATCGCATGCAATAAGAGTACTTCCCGAACCACCGAAAGGATCGAGTACTATGCAGTTGGTCAGGCTTGAGTTGAGAATCGGGTATGCTACCAGTGCCACAGGCTTCATGGTGGGATGGTCTGCATTCTTCTTCGGCTTCTCAAATTCCCAGATGGTGGTCTGCCTACGATCGGCATACCAGTTGTGCTTTCCAGACTTCTTCCAGCCGAAAAGAACAGGCTCATGCTGCCATTGGTAAGGTGATCGACCGAGAACAAGCGACTGCTTTTTCCAGATGCAAGTACCGGAAAGGTAGAAACCTGATTCAGAGAATGCCTTTCTAAAATTCAGACCTTCAGTATCTGCATGAAACACATAAATAGAAGCATCCTTTGCCATTGCCGCCTCGGTGTTCTTAAACGCCTCAAGCAGAAAATTGTAGAATGCTTCATTTCCCATATTGTCGTTTTTGATTTTGCCCGCCGAACCTTCATAGTTGACGTTGTATGGAGGGTCAGTTACCACAAGATTTGCGAGTTTCCCGTCCATCAGTAGCGTGAAAGTGTCAGCCTTAGTAGAATCACCACAGACTAGCCTGTGCTGCCCAAGCTTCCAGACATCGCCTTGCTTGGTGAGTGCAGGCTTTTGCAGTTCAGCATCCACATCGAAGTCATCATCATGAATACCGTCCTTGAGCGAATCCTTAAAAAGCGCATCAAGTTCGGCAGGCTCAAAGCCGGTGAGGGACACGTCAAAGTCCGCTCCCTGCAAATCCGCAATGAGGAGAGCCAGCTTATCCTTATCCCAATCACCGCTGATCTTATTGAGGGCGATATTGAGGGCCTTTTCTTTTTCCTCATCCATTTCAATAACCACACACTCGACTTCGGTGATGCCCATATCAAGCAGCACCTTCAAACGCTGGTGGCCACCGACAACATGAGATGTAGTCTTATTCCATATAACGGGTTCAACATAACCGAACTGCTCGATGGAGCGTTTCAGCTTTTCATATTCCGGGTCACCGGGTTTCAAATCTTTACGAGGATTGTAGTCGGCTGGAATCAATAGCTCAGTTTTCAGTTTTTCTATCTGCATACTACTCAGCCGCCTTTCTTAAATTTGTGTACATATTTACATCCTCCCACGGGAACAGACAGGAATTGAAATGACCATAAACCGCCGTATCGGAGTAGATTGAATTTCTCAGCCTTAGTTTTTCAATGATTGCCGCCGGTCGGAGGTTAAACACATCCTGCACAATATTGGTGAGCTGATCATCGGTGAGTTTGCCAGTACCAAAGGAAGTCACGTCAACTGCCACAGGGTTTGCCTTTCCTATAGCATAAGAAAGAGCGACCTCGCATTTCTCTGCAAGACCGCTCCATACGATGTTCTTTGCAATGTATCGCGCCATGTACGCGCCACTTCGGTCAACCTTGGTTGGGTCCTTGCCACAAAGGGCACCTCCGCCGTGAGACGCAAGACCACCATAGGTATCGACCATGATTTTTCTGCCGGTTAAACCTGTATCGGCAGCGGGACCACCTTCGACAAATCTGCCGGAGGGATTAATAAGGATTTCAGTATCATCATCAAACGGAAAATCCTCAAAACACTGCCAAAGTACATTATTGATGATATCCGTTTTCAATTCTTCTTGTGTCTTGCCCTTATCATGCTGGACTGAAACTACAATGGTTTTTACACGTTTGGGCTTGCCATCCTCATATTCCACAGTAACCTGCGCTTTGCCGTCAGGCAGAATACCCTTAATGAGTTTTCCTTTGCGGCAGTTGTCAATGCGTTTTACAATGCGATGGGAAAGCACCAGAGGGAGGGGCAGGTTCTCATGGGTTTCATTGGTTGCGTAACCATAAACCGTGCCTTGGTCACCAGCTCCTACAGAACCGTATGGGTCATTGATACCATTTCGTGCTTCAAGCGCATTATCTACACCCGCCGCAATGTCTGCACTTTGCTGGTGTACAAAAACAAATACTGTGAACTTCCACGGATTGTATCCCACCTCACGAAGTACATTTTTTACGATGAAGCATATGTCTACTTTACCGCTGCAGGTGATTTCGCCCGCCACGATAATTTTACCTTTGGTCGCCATGACCTCACAGGCCACGCGGGAAGCTTTGTCTTTACGAAGACAAGCATCCACGATATTGTCAGCAATGAGATCACAGAGTTTATCTGGATGTCCAATGCAGACACTTTCTGCTGTTTTATAAGTAATCATATTTTCCTCCTATCTGATTTATTTTCCTCGCCTTGCCATGAGCAGACGTTCCATTACATCGTCCTGTGGGCTAGCGCCGTTGTATTCTCCTGTACAGTTTTCTTTAACGATCTGGAAGATCTCCATCCACAACCGATTGGTTTGGTTCATGTAATTCTGACCCATTGCCACATAAGGGCTTTGAATGGCATTACCCGTAGTAGGGTGTTTTGCTAAAAAGCCATATTCTGTGACAGCTTCCTCACATTGAATCCAACGAGCCACGCTCATTGCATAGCGTTCCAATAGCTGAGGCTCTACCAGAGCTGCACATCCACGTTCGTTTAGCCACCGCCATGTATTTCTGTAGATTTCTCCTGCAACCAAGGCTTTGCCATCTTTTTGTATAGCTTCGAGCATTTTATTTGGCTCGGGCATTTCAAGTCCTTTTAGGTCTGCCGTATCCTTAAATTCCATCACCGTCAGTTTTCTGCCTCCTGGATTGCCTTCGGCGATTTTGTCAGTCAGGGGCTTCTTTTTCGCACCTGCACCTACACGAGCGCCGCCTCGATTTGTACCGTCTTTCGCCATATTTTCACCTCACTTAGCAGGGCTGGGGCTATTCCCTCGTTTGAAACCGCGTTTTTTAACACGAAGCCCCACGCCGCTGTCCGCTTTAAAAAGTTTTAGAGATTTGACCGCCCCCACCGGTCACCGCTCTCTGCAGTAATTCTAGAGTGGCAGGATTTACAAAGAGCCATGAGATTGCTCTTCTCGTTACCACCGCCTTTGGAAAGCGGAAGGATGTGGTGTACCTCTTCGGCAGGAGTGAACTTGCCTTGCTTCTGACATTCCTCGCAGAGAGGATGCGACTTGATGTAGCGGTCACGGATACGCTTCCAAGCACGACCATATCGCTTGTTGGAAGCGGGATCACGTTCGTACTGGTTGTATTGTTTATCCATTGCTTTTTGATGCTCGGCACAGTATTGCTCGCGTACAGCAAGCCGACCGCAGCCGGGGTAAGCACAGGGACGTTTAGGTTTGTAGGGCATCGGTTCACCTCACTTTCAGGGCATAACAAAAGCCACCGCAGATCTCTCCACGATGGCCTTTGGAATTCTATTTCTCTATTGTAATAGTAACACACGAACCACACTGACAAACAGTGACATTCACTGACTTGTTTCAGGAAGTTTAATCAGTGAGGTGGCAACATCGTGCAGTCGATAAACGTGGCGAACATTATATCCCAGATCCACTGCGATTTGCTCCCAAGATTTAAAGCATAAGTATCGTAGCTCTAGAAGCGTCTGGCACTCCAAACTGTCAACCGCTTTTATGACTCCTATTATTTCACCCTTTAAGTCTACAAGGCGATCAATGTCTTTGTTGATCTCGTTCTGAAGATCAATGATTTTACAAATAGCGTCGGCCATCATAGATGTTCCATGACTCGGATTACGTGGCATCCCCGTCAATGTTGTAGTACATTTAGTTGCCAATTCATTCAATGAAGCAACCTGCTCCAGCTTGCTGTTGATCCGCTGGTCCAAACGATAGGCTTGGGACAAATATTCTTTAGCAGTCATAGGCAGGCACCTCCAGTTTTTCTCGTATCTTGCGCATTAAGATGGTACCGTCAAGATCAGTCAACATCTGATACCAGCCAGAACAGAAGAAGCGCTCAAGTGAGTTAACCTCAGCTTTGTAATCATTTTTCTCTGGGTGACGGCCCAAACGCTGTAAGGCTTCCCGGTAATCCTTGACTGCCTGTACTATAATCGCATTCGCTAAACTTTCATATGGTTCCATATCGCACCTCCAAGTTTTTGTTTCTCGGATTGGCACGGATTGTCTTTATTTGACTCTCATTTGCAGATCAGCTTTGACTGCTTCGATAAGCGCCGACTGGCTTTTATCCTTTAAGGAAAGAGCCCTCAAGACACGCTCATCAATAGTACCTTTGGTAACGATGTGCTGCACCACAACCGTTTCAGCTGTTTGGCCCTGACGCCAGAGCCTAGCATTTGTCTGTTGATATAACTCTAATGACCAGGTAAGACCGAACCACACAATACAAGAGCCACCAGCCTGAAGATTTAAGCCATGTCCTGCAGATGCCGGATGAATTAAACCGACAGGTATTTCCTTGTTGTTCCACCTTCGAATACTTTCAGCAGTATCCAGCTTAGAAAATGGAACCTTTATGCAATGAAGCTTTTCTACGATTCTTTCGTAGTCGTGTTTATACCAATAGGCCACAAGTATTGGCTTTCCGGCAGCTGCTTCAATAATGTCCTCCAATGCATCCAATTTCTGATTATGGATGACCTGAGTTTCACCGCTATCTTTATAAATGGCACCATTAGCCATCTGACAGAGCTTGTTGGAAAGTGCTGCTGCATTCCCAGCAGTAACCTCACCATCAGGAAGCGTAAGTACAAGGTCTTTTGCTAATTCGTCATAGCGTTCTGCCTCTTTTTCAGAAAGCATAACCGTGTATTCACTGTTAACCAGTTCAGGCATCTTAAGATAATCCGTAGACTTCATTGAAATTGTAATATCGGAAATTTTCTTGTAGATGCATTTCTCTGCTCCGGGAAGAGGCTTGTAACTATAAATAATCTGGCCATTTCTTTTATCCGGCATAAAGTAGTTGGTACGAAACGCAGTTATGAACCTTCCAAGCCTAACACCCATGTCAAGCAATTTGAACTCTGCCCATAAATCCATTAGTCCATTGCTGCTTGGTGTTCCTGTCATTCCAATAATGCGTTTTACTCTAGGACGTACCTTCATAAAAGACTTACAGCGCTTGGCCTGATGATTTTTGAAGGAAGAAAGCTCATCAATTATAACTGTATCGAAATCAAACGGAAGTCCGCTTTCATCAATAAGCCATGAAAGATTCTCACGATTGATTACATAGATATCAGCTGTAGCCTTTAACGCTTTAACTCGTTCAGCAGTACTTCCTACTGCAACAGAAACGATCAAGTCAGATAGATGATCCCATTTTTCAATTTCAGCAGGCCAGGTATCTCTTGCAACTCGAAGTGGTGCTACCACTAACACCTTATGGGCTTCGAAGAAATCAAACAGTAGGTCATTTATTGCAGTAAGAGCGATACTTGTTTTTCCTAAACCCTGAATAGGTTATAATAAATTATACAAATCATATTCGGTCATGATATAATGAGAAAAATGGAGGATAACTATCATGGCAGGAAAAGTAAAAAATTA